TAATGGTGGTACTATTACTATGGGTGATGCAGCTACAGATAATGTAGTCTTTGGAGCTGATGTAGACTCTAACATTATTCCAGATGATGATAACACATATGACCTAGGTAGCTCTTCACAACAATGGAAAGATATTTATATTGATGGTGTAGCTTACTTAGATGCAATAGACTTTAACGGAACAACAATTACAGCAACTGCTGCTGAATTAAATATTATGGATGGTGTTACATCTACTGCAGCCGAACTTAATATCCTTGATGGCGTAACAGCTACTGCTGCTGAAATAAATACTCTTGATGGTATTACTTCAACAGTTGCAGAACTTAATATTCTAGATGGTGTTACAGCTAGTGCAACAGACATTAATCTTATAGATGGTATTACAAATGGAACAGTTATAGCAAGTAAAGCTATTATAACAGATTCAAACAAAGACATTACTGGTGGTAGAAACATAACCATTAGTGGTGAATTAGATGCAGCTACACTAGATATTAGTGGCGATGCAGATATTGATGGTACTTTAGAAACTGATGCACTTTCAATAAATGGTACAACAGTAACAAGTACTGCTGCAGAACTTAATATCCTTGATGGTGTTACAAGTACTGCAGCAGAGTTAAACATTTTAGATGGTGTAACTTCAACAGCTACAGAACTTAATTTACTTGATGGTGTTACAGCAACTACAACAGAACTTAACTATGTAGATGTAGCTACAGCAGGAACTGTAGAAGCTTCAAAAGCTATAGTAGTAGATAGTAATAAAGATTTTACTGGTGCAAGAAACATAACAATTACAGGCGAACTTGATGCAGCTACATTAGATGTATCAGGAGATGTAGATATTGATGGTACTTTAGAAGCTGATGCAATTACAGTAAATGGTTCAACACTAGCAGAAACAATTAGTGATACTGTAGGAGCTATGGTAGGTTCTAATACTGAAACAGGTATTACAGTAACTTACGATGATTCAGATAATACTTTAGACTTTGTTATAGGTTCAGGAGTTATTACTAATGCTATGTTAGCAGGTTCTATTGCTAATAGTAAATTATCAAATTCAAGTATAACAATTAGTGATGGTTCAAATACTACTGCTGTTTCATTAGGTGGTACATTAACATTCTCTGGAACTTCTAACGAAGTAGAAGTAGCAGAAAGTTCAGGTACAGTAACAATAGGTTTACCAGCAGCTACACAAATAACAACTTCATTAGGAGTCGGTGGTGGCTCTACAAATGGAGTACAGATTTCTCAAGGTGCTATTGCAATTAAAAATGGTGGCACTCAATCATATGTAGATTTTTATTGTGAGTCTTCAAATGCTCACTATGCAAGATTACAAGCTCCTGCTCATAGTGCATTTAGTGGTAATATAACTGCAACATTACCTGCAACTACAGGTACAATAGCTTTAACATCAAGTGATATTACAGGTAATGCAGCAACAGCTACAGCTTTAGCAACAGCTAGAACTATTGGTGGTACAAGCTTTGATGGTACAGCAAATATTTCTGTAGCTTTAGCAGATACAGCTACAGCATTAGCTACAGCAAGAACAATACATGGTGTATCTTTTGATGGTACAGCAAACATAGACCTAACAGAAGTTATTCAAGATACTGTAGGAGCTATGGTAACTGGTAATACAGAATCTAATGTTACTGTTACTTATGAAGACTCAGATGGAACATTAGACTTTAATGTTACAGGTGGTGGTTCAGTAGGAGAAGCATTTAAAACAATATCTGTATCTGGACAAGATGATGTAGTAGCCGATTCTGCTACTGATACTCTTACTTTTGTAGCTGGAAGTAATATGACTATTACTACAAATGCCTCTGGAGATACTGTAACTTTTACATCTTCAGGTAGTGGTGGTAGTGGTGGAAGCAGCTCTAGTTTTGCTAAGAATACTTTTGCTGGAGATGGTTCTACAACAGCCTTTACATTATCTACAACTATGACCAACGAAGATGGTTTAATTGTATTTATAGATGGTGTTTATCAAGCTGATAATGTTTATACAGTTTCAGGAACTACTTTAACATTTGCAACAGCTCCTGCTAATAGTAGAGTTATTGAAGTATTCCAATTAGAAGGTGGTATTGTTGGTACAGCTCCAAGTGTAGATACTATGACTGGAGATGGCTCAGATACTACATTAGCTTTAAGTGTAACTCCTTCATCTGAAAATCAAACATTTGTAACCATTGATGGTGTTGTTCAGCACAAAGATACTTATTCAATATCAGGTAGCACACTAACATTTAGTGCTGCTCCTCCTACTGGTACAAAAGTAGAATGTGTAACATTTAGTAATGTAGCTGTTACAACTTTTCAAGATGCTGACAACGATACTAAGATACAAGTAGAAGAATCAAGTGATGAAGATAAAATAAGATTTGATACTGGTGGTACTGAACGAATGATAATCGACAGTACTGGTGTTGGAATTGGTGTTAGTCCTTCATCAGAGTTACATGTAAAAAGTTCAGGAACTTCATCAGATACTTTAACGATTGAAAATTCAACAGGTAATGGTAGTTGGAGAGTTAAAGAGGGTGGTAGTAGTAATGCTTTGTTTCAAGGTTATAACGCAAGTAATTCTGAAACAATTAGATTAGACCCAACTTCAGATACATATTTTAATAATGGCAATGTTGGGATTGGCACAAATTCGCCAAATTCATATAGTAATGTAACTACATTAACAATAAATGGAACTAATCAAGGTAGAGTAGATTTAGAATATGGAGGAACTTTAGGATTATCAATATTAGCTGTCTCAGGAGAATCACAAATAAAAGCTAGTGGTTCTTCAAATGTTATGACTTTTGAAGTAAATAATTCAGAAAGAATGCGTATTCAAACAGGTGGTGGAATATCATTTAACGGAGATACAGCAGCAGCTAACGCACTTGATGATTATGAAGAAGGTACTTGGACTCCAACAATTAATGATGGAGTTATAACTAGTCCAGTTGGCTATTATACAAAAATAGGCAGACAAGTTACTGTTATTTATTATATAAATTTAACTACTCTGGGAAGTAGTACTACGCAAGTTCAAGTTGGTGGGTTACCATTTACTTCTGCCAATGTTACTAATTTAGCAGGTGCAGGTAGTTTAGTTTGTAGATTTTTTACAGGAAATCAAATAGTATCTTTAGTTGGTACTGCTAGTTCTAATATAGTTTACTACGATAATACAAGTGCTGATTTTGACGAAATAAGTTTTGGAGAAATAGAAGCAACGCATGATAATGATTTTATAGCATACGGAACACATACATATTTCGTTTAATAATAATTAATATACCTAGTGGATTCTAGGTACAGACCATAAGGAGAAAAAAAATGGCAATAACAAAAGAAATAGTCGAAGATAAAATAGAAATTGTTGGAGACTATAAAAATGTACAAGTAAGAACAGCTACAGTTATCAAAGAAGATGGTGCAGAACTTACAAGGTCTTTTCATAGAAAAACTCTTGAGTGTGTATCATCTGTAAAGAATGAAGATAACAGTTGGACGCATACTGATACAGATGTATCTGGAGAGTCTACAGAAGTTCAAGGTATTTGTAATGCAGTCTGGACTACTACAGTTAAGAATGCTAAGAAAGCTGCTAACGAAGCAGCATAATATATAATGGAAATAACACCTTATTTATTTTGGAACATCTTTATAACATTGGTGTTAGCTCCCATACTCTATGGTATTCGTGGTAATACTGCAGAGGCTAAAAGAATTGACATACTCTTAAACAAAACTCGTGAAGAGATTGCAAAGGACTATGTAACTAAACAAGAATTAAAAGATGACATGAATACTCTAATGGATAGAGTAGAAAAATTACATGAAAAGGTTGACAAACTCTTTGAAGTAAAGTAAAATAGGAAAAGCTATGGCTAAAAAGAAAAAGAAAAAATATCAACAAAAGTATTATACTGGTGGTAGAGTAGATTATAGAAAAGGTGGCAGAGTTTCTAAAGCTCATGGTGGTCCTCATGGATTACAAAAAATGGATGAAGTACCTGAAAGAGAAGATATGTCTATACAAAGAGAAGACACACCTCAAGTTAATCGTTCTCCAGAAGTAACAGAAAAAACTGTAAGAACTGTTGACCCCAAAGACAGACCAAATCAACCAATGAGAAGAATACCGAACGAATCTAAACCTAGAGAAGGAATGGTATTTGCTGATAATATGCAGTCAGTATCTAAGGGTATAGATGATGTTATGGGAGGAAGAGAACCTAATGACCCTCCAAATGGTGAAGCTACAATAGTAAGAAATGGTACTATTCACACATGGAATGGTTTTAGATATATAGACACAGGACAAAAAGCAAAACCTCCTAAAGAAACAGATACTCCTCCTGATGAATTTGAAGGAATGTCAGACAAACAAAAAAAAGAGTTGTTTGAAGATGAAAGAAGAAAAAGAATAATTCAGTCTGGTAGAACTGTAGATGATATAGCTGCTGGTATACTTCCAGACTTACCAGAAGCAGAAGTAGAAAAAGTTTCTCAAGAAGGAACTACAGCATCTACAGTTCAAATGGATGCTACTACACCTGCAGAAGCTTCAACTATAGCTCAAACTGCTCCTGAACAAGTAACTGAAGCAGCTACAGCTACTGCTCAAACTCCAGAACAAATAAGAGCTTCACAAATGGAAGCAGCTACAGTAGATACTCAAGCTCAAGTAGATGCAGCACAAGGACAAGTATCAGACCAATCTATAGCACAAGCAGCTAAAGTAGATAGAGTAGCACCTATAGAAGGAGCTGAAGTTGAAATACCTGAAGGTGCTTTGGTTGATAGAGTTGTTGGTAGTATTAGCGAAGGAGCTAAAGCTATTGCAGTACAAAACGCAGGAACAAGTTTATCTAGAATTACAAGAGCTAAAAAACAATTAAGTAAGGCTGGTTTATCTGATTCAGACATACAAGAAATAGGTAATGACCCTGAAGCTTTAGAAGATAGACTTGCAGATTTTAGTGAACAAGAAAGAGGTATTATTGCAGGATTACCTGAAGAAGCATTAGTATCTACACAATTAAATGGTTTATTAGAAGGTATGGAAAATGGTGAAATACCACTATGGGCTAAACCTGCTGTAACACAAGTAGAGCAAATGTTAGCTTCTAGAGGTTTAAGTGCTTCTAGTGTTGGTAGAGATGGTTTATTTAATGCTATTATACAAAGTGCTTTACCTATAGCTCAAAGTAATGCACAAGCTATTCAACAAAGTGTAAGTCAGCAACGAAATATTGAAGCACAAGAAGCAGAAGCAAATGCACAAAGAATGCAACAAACAGCTTTAACAAATGCTAGTAATGTATTTCAAATGGATATGGCTCAATTTAGTTCTGACCAACAAATAGCATTATCTAATAGTAAATTTTTACAAACTGTAGGTTTAACAGAAGCTAGTAATGAACAACAATCTACTATACAAAACGCTGCTTTAATGTCACAAGCAAATTTAACAGAAGCTGATTTTAATCAAAGAAGTCAAATACAAAATGCTCAAGCTTTTTTACAAATGGATATGGCTAATTTAACTAACCAACAACAATCAAATGTTTTAAAAGCACAACAAGAACAACAGCGTATATTATCTAATCAATCAGCAACAAATGCTGCAAGACAATTTAATTCTGCAAGTGAAAATCAAACTAATCAATTTATGGCTTCTTTAGAAGCAAACATGAATCAATTTAATACAGCTCAAATGAATGCTAATAGTCAGTTTAATGCTCAGTCTAGGAATGCTGCTGCTGCTAGAGATGCTAATAGAGTAGCAGATGTAAATAAAGCTAATGCTGCAATACTAAATCAAGTTAGTCAATTTAATGCTCAACTAGATTTTAATAGAGAACAATGGAACTCTGCTAACGAACAAGCTATAGTCAACTCAAATATAAATTGGAGAAGACAGTCAAACTTAGCAGATACTGCAGCACAGAATGCAGTTAATCAACAAAACGCACAAAATGCTTTTGGTCTAACACAAGCTGCACAATCATTTTTATGGCAAGAGTTAAGAGACCAAGCAGACTATGATTTTAAATGGGCTACAGATACAGCTAATAGAAAATTAAATGCTATGATAGCTGCAGCTAGTTCAGAAGGAGACGCTGCTAAAAATTGGACAACTAATTTTGATAGAGCCTCAATAACAGTAGATAGAATATTCGGAGACACATAATATGGGATTATTAAGTAAAGCATGGAAAGGTCTTAAAAAGACTGTAAAAAAAATAGGTAAAGGAGTTAAAAAAGTATTTAAAAAAGTAGGAGCAGCTATAGGTAAACTAGGTATAGTTGGTCAGATTGGTATGATGTTTTTAATGCCTTACGCTACTTCAGCTCTTGGAAGTTTTTTTGGAGCTACGGGTAAGTTAGCTACTTGGTCTGCTAATTTACTTAGTAAATCAGGTATAGGTGCAAAAGCTTTAGGACATACTTTAAATTTAATTAATAAAGCTGGTACTTTTGTTGGTAATGCTTATAATAAAGTAAGTACAACTATTAGCAATGCAGTAGATAAAACAGGTAACTTTTTAAAAGGTAGAGGTTTTAAACTTACTGATGATATAGCTGCAGAAGCTTTTATAAAAGAAAAAGGTTTAAATATAGATTATGATGCTATGAAAAAATCAGGACTTAAATTAGATGTAGAAGGTTCTAAAGCTTTTGAAAAAGCAATAGCAGACTCTACTCCTAAAATAAGTTTAGAAAATATTAATAAATCATTAGGGCTAGAAGTTCCTAAAGTAGATAAAGTAGGAGAATTGTTAGATTTAGGAACAAAAGATTATAATAATATTTTAAAGTTTGACCCAAAAAATATTGAAGTTGATACAAGTAATTTATTAGAAGGAATGAAAATACCAGAAGTTGATACTTCTATATTATCAAAACCTAAAAATAAATTTCCTCAACTTGCTGATACAGCTCAAGATTATATTGAAGGTGAATTAAAAAGTGGAGCTAAAGCTTTAGCTAAACAAGAAACATTAAAAGCTTTTGGTGTTGAACAATCTGGTGGAGATTACAATGCATATACATTTAATCTACCCGGAGTAGTTGATAGAGCTTCAACAGATAATAGTGTTTATGAAAGTGCAGATTTTGCATTACAAAAAACAGGTAATAATTATTTAGTTAATAATATACAAAATTCTAATTACTTAAATAGTTTAATAGATGATTCAAATACTTACAAACAACACATGTCACAATTTTCAGGTGGAATGTATTCATTTGGTTAAGGAGTAATTTTATATGGAACAATACAATCAAGAAGCAGTAGATGCATTTGCTAATACAGGTAGACCAATACCCGGTCAATCTTTAACATCTAATCCAGATGAGCCTAGACCTTTTGAAGGTCCACCAGATTTTGTAAATTTTAAAGAAGCTTTAGACTACATTGCTGGTGAATTATTATTAGAAGAAAATTATATGCCTATGATGGCAGCTATAGCAGATGGAGTACCTATTACAGACTTAGCAATGCAAATAGGATATGTAGGATTTAGAGAAGGAAAATTTAATCCTGACTTAATGATGATGTTAATGGAACCTCTTATGTATTTATTAATGGCATTAGCAGAAAAAGCTGGTATTGAATATAGAATTGATGATGAAGATGATGATGAAGATGATGATTCTTTGTTTGAAGAAAAAGCTAAAAATATAGCAGATACTGTTAAACAAAATGTAAATACAGGAAAAATACCTAGTGGTGTTTTACCAACTAATATAGTAGAACAAATAGAAGAACTACAAGTACCAAAACAAAATTTATTAGATAGACCACAAGAAGAAGTACAACCAGAAATGCAACCAGAAATGCAACAAAGTTTATTAGATAGAGGAGAGAATAAATAATGGGATTATATGATGATGGAGGAATACAATTTGCAGAAGATACATTTGCTAAATCTCGTGCTTATAAAGAAAAAATAGCTAAAGACCAAGACAATTTTACAAAAAATCTTTTTGGTATTGATAAGTTAGTTCAAGGAGCTAGTTTTTTAATTAATCAAAGAGCAGAAGAAGCTGATAATAAGATGCTTCCTCAAAAAGCAAAGTATCAAGCTTTAAATACAAGTGCTGAAAATTGGAGAACTACAGAACAGGAAAGGATTAAATCAGGTAAAAGTGTTCAAGACTATTTATCTGATATGTATTACGAAAATTTAGAAACACAAGCAAAGGAAGATTATAGTTATTTAAATAAAAATCAATATGCAAAAGCATTAAGAAAACAAGCTGATACACTTGCTATAGCTAATGTTAGTACATACCAAGATTTAATAGAAGCTGCAAATAATATACCTACCTTTGAAGACTTTACAGAGTTTTATGAAGACCAAGCAGATATACCTAGAAATTTATTTAGTTGGGTTACTAAAGGAGCTAAAAAAGTATTTAAAAGAGAAACAGAAGAAACTTTAAAAATTAAAAATGCAAAAGCTAACGATGCTTTATATGGAACTAAAATGTTTGATAAGTATGAAAGTTTATCAAGTGCTATTCATGCTTATGAACTTGTAACAGGTAAAGGTAAAGAACTTACTGACATTATAGATAACTTACTTTTAAAAACTGGTGGAGCTATGCCAGAGTTTAGTAAACAAATAGATGGTTCTGCTGTTTATGATTATGATAAAGGAACTATAACAAAAGAAAAATATTTATGGGTAGCTACTGCTAAACCAAATGGAACTCCTGAATATTTACCAAAAAATAAACATCTTGTATCAACATCAGTAAAATTAATGACTGATGATGAACAAGGATTTTTATCTGAAGATGCTATAAAGAATCTTTTAAGTGAAGTAAAAGTAAAATATAGAGGAAGAATTACTGACATACTTTATCCTGATGATGATGGAAAAGTTACTTCTGCTGAAGTAGCTATGGCAAGAAAATACTTAGGAGAAAATACACATATGTATGATATAGACGGTAGTAATATGAAATCTATAGAAGATGGTTTTGAAAAATATCAGTCTAGTAGAATTATGTTTATGAAAATAGATGATAATGGTATTATGAATTATCAAAAAGGATATGATGAAAGTACTGGAGCAAGAATTGCTATAGACCCAGATATGGATGGTATATATTCATTTGACCCTTCTTTAAGAGATAGAGCAGAAGATGCAGGACTTACTTCTGATTCATTAAGAAGTGAATTTACAAACCAAGTATTAAGTGCAAATGCTTCACCTAATGTAGACCCTTTTATGAACTCTACAGATATAGTTACTTTATTAGATGATAAAAATCAAAATTTATTTAATGACTTTGTAAACTTAGACCCAAATGGTGATTTTTACGATACATTTAAAAGTAAATTAGAAGCAGATGATAGTAATTTTGTAAATTTAGGTACATATGATTTATCTCAAATGTTTAGTGACTTTGGATTTCCTAAACAAACTAATACTATATTTTATGATAGACAAAATAATAGAGTAATTTTTAAATAAAAATTATGTCAGACTTTAAAGATACTTTTAATAAATATCTAGAAACTGTTGGTTTATTTAACCCTGCTGTAAAATTAGTACAGCCATATGCTAATTCATTAATACCAGATGAAGTAAGTCCTTTTACTTTTATTGATGAACAAACAGAATATCGTAGACAAAATATAGACCCTTTATATAAAGTAAGTGAAAGAGAAGCTATGTTATATGCAGCAGAAATGGGAGCATCTGATAGTATTCGAGGTATAGCTCAAGGTATAGGAAAAACATTTGGAGCTGATGAATATTTAGAAGCACTTGCAGAAAAAGATAACACTCTTAATTCTATTTTAAATCATCCTGAATGGGGTACAAAAGGAATGACAGCATTTTTAGGTTCTGCTATTGCATTAGACCCTGTTACTTATGCACCTATAGTAGGGTGGTTAAGTAAAGGTAAGAAAGCTAAAAATTTAATGGAACTTACTAAGTATGGAACTATGGCTGGAGCTGCTGTATCTTCTCTTGGTTATACTCCAGAAGATAGAGGTATAATCTTTACAGATGAAGACTCATCTTTCGTAGCTAAAAAATTTGAACAAACTGGAATAGGTGCTACTGCAGGTGCTGTTCTTTCTGCTGGTGGTGGTGCTATAGTAGATGTAGTGCAAAAAGCTAGAGGTAAAGGAAGTATCTTTGCAGGACCAGATGAAATTGATTCTAAAGCTTTTGCAGATGATATAATTGATGAAGGAGATTTAGATGCTCCAATAGATATTGGAAGTAGAATTAGAGCTAAAGATAGAAAAAATATAGGAGTAGTTACAGACTTAGATGAAGAAAAAGGAATAGCTACTGTACAGTTTGTAAATAAAAAAACAGGTAAGACAGCTACAAAAAGATTTATATTAAATGATATTCAACCTGAAAAACCCGGACAACCTAAAAGAAAAACTTTAGGAAAAGAACTATCTTATTCTCCTACAGAAGTAACTTTTATATTAGATAAATCTGTAAAAGGAAGCACTAAATATATAACAGGACATAATGATGATGTTTATATTATTAGTAAAGCACTTGACCCAGATACTAAGAAACCTTTAAAGGGTGCTTGGACTATAAACAAAAATACAAGAAAAAGAAATCCTCTTAGCGATGACCCAGATACTTTAAGTTTTCCTGATGTTGAAAAAACAATTAACTTAGGAACTTTTAATAAATTAAAAGATGCAAAAGATTTTGTAAAAAGTAAAATTTATAAAAGACCTACTCCTAAAAATAAAAAAGAAACTGTTGAAAACATAGCTGATGATTTAACTAATTCAGCAAATACTCCATATAGAACTTCTAATCCAGTTTTAAAATTTTATCAAGATAAATTAGGAATACCTTTAAAGAATTTAATATTTAATAATCCAGCAGAAGCAATAGGTGGTGTTGTAGGTTATAACTACGGAGCAACTTATGATGACCCTAATGCTACTTTTGCACAAAAACTTACTAATCGTTTAATAGGTACAATAGCTGGTACAGGTGGTGTTAAAGGAACTAGATATGGTATAAACAAAGCTTATCAAGTAGGAAATGGTTTAGAAACATATGAAGATGTAATAGGTAAAACTATGGGAAGACTTATTATATCTGACTATGGTTTAAAACCAGAATACTTAGCAACTAAACAAAACTTTAGAACAAGTAAAAATGAAATAGGATTAATCTTTTATGACATTGTAGAAAAAGCTAGTAAAGAATTAAATGAAGAACAAAGAAAGTTATTATACTTTTTAATGAACGGAGACCAAGTAGAGCTATCAAAATTAAGTCCAGAGGCACTAGCAATAAATGCAGAAGCAAGAAGTTTAATTATAAAGTATGGTCAAGAGTTAGTTGATAGAGGTTTATTAGATGAAAAAATATTTAGAAAAAATATAAATACTTATATAAAAAGAACTTATAATAAACCTAGAAAAGAAAATGACAAAACATTTTTTGAAACTCATAGACAAATAAGAATTATAGGAGATGAATTAAAACCTAGAGGCATAGTTGAAACTACAACTAAAAAAACTTTTAATAGAAAAAATTCACAATATAAAAAATCAGATGGTTGGGAAATATTAGAAGATTTAGGAAAAGGTAAAATAAAAATAAGAAGACAATATACTACAGCAGAAAGAAAAGGATTAGAAGAAATAGAAGATGCTGCATTTGCTCTAAAAGAAACAGGAAGGTTATTTGCTAACGATATAGCTACTGCTAGATTTTTTGATGACTTATCTAAAATGGATGATTTAGTAATGGATGAAGCAGCTTATAAGGCATTACCTAAAAGTCAACAAGATAATTTTAAATTGATGCCTAGCACTAAAATAGGTGAAACAAATAAATTAAAATATGGTGAGCTTTCAGGTAAATATGTAGATGTAGATGTGCTTAGAGATATAAGACATACTTTTGGTTTTGATACAACATCTAAAATTCTTGAGCCTTCTAATCCAATACTTAGATTTTTTGCAAAAGGTATAGATGGTTTACAAACTCTTTGGAAAAAAACAAAAACAGCTTGGTCTTTACCAACTCATGTAGGTAACTTTAATTCTAATATAGTCTTAGCAGACTTTGCAGACATGAAAGGTGGTATTAGTGGTACTCTTAAAGAGTTACCAAGTGTAATGAAAATAATGAGAGATAAAAAAAATCCTATGTATAAACAAGCTGTTATAGATGGTATTTTTGATGTAGACATGGTTTCTAAAGATTTAAGAAACTTAGACCATATAGAACAATCTTTTAATATAGTAGCAAAAGCAGATAATATAGGAGAAGGTTTAGCTAATGCTGCTAAATATAGATTAAAAGCTTTTAAAGGTATGACAGTCGATGAAATGGAAAGACTTTATCAGTTAGAAGACCAATGGTTTAGAATGATGATTTATATGGACAGAATAAATAATAAAGGTATGTCTAGAACTGAAGCAGCTTTAGATGCTCGTAAATGGTTTATTGATTATGATATTAATGCTCCTTTAATTAAAGCTCTTAAAAGAACTGCAGTACCTTTTATAAGTTATACTTACAGAGTTATACCATTAATAGCAGAGGCTGCTGCTTTAAGACCTCACAAGTTTGCTAAGTGGGGAGCATTAGGTTATGCACTTGACAATTCTGGGCAATATTTAACAGATGACAAAACAGGAACAGAGTTAGATAGACTTACAGTTAGAGAAGATTTAAGTAGAAATATGTTTGGAGCAGTTCCAGTTATAGGAGACTTAATGCCAAACACTAATTTAAGAATGCCTGTAAATGATAAAAATGGAAACGCTTTATATTGGGATGTTGCTAGGTGGTTGCCTGGAGGTGACATTTTTGAGCAAAGAGCTACTGGTTCAGGTTTTCCCGGAATACCCGGAAACTTTCAACCCGGTGGTATTTACTATGATTTATTTGTAAATTTAGCAACTAAAACAGACCCTTTTACTGGACAAAATTTAGAAGACATGGGAGTTGATACAGAAAGTGGATTGGCAATAATTAGCCACTATTTAAAAAATCAAGTACCTAACCTTCCCGGTCTTGGTTACTTTGATATTTTACCTAAGTCTTATGGTATGAAAAAATATGAGTTAGCTAAAAGAGTAGATGAAGGAGAGTTAGATGCAGAGCAAATTTATTCTAGAAAGTTTGTTACTAAAGACACTCCTCATGTAGCTTTAGCTTATATGTTTGGTATTAGATTAAGACCTCAAGATGTAAATATAAATAAACAATCTAGACAAGCTGCATATGAAAGAGAGTTAGCTGATAATAGAGAACAAATTGATAAAATAGAAAAAAACTTTAGGACAGGTAAAATTAAAACTAGAAAAGAAGCAGATAAACAAAGAGCTTATTGGGAAGAAAAATTAATACAACTTAATGCAGAAAAAGAAATATATGATATAGAAGTAAATAGATTAGAAAGTAAAATAGGTCGTGAAGAATTACAAAAACAAAGAAAAAGAAATAAAAAATTTGAAGGTGGTCCAATATCAGAAAACTTTCCAGTATCTGATGTAAAAGAAACAGCAGCAGATAGAGTTGACCCTTTTACAGGACAACCTTACTCTGACCAGATGGAGGAATTAGGATTAAATGTTTTTCAAGAAAGATAATAAATTAGATATAGAACTTTGCAAAGCTGAAATAAAAAGACACGAAGGAGAAGTGTTAGAGATTTACGAAGATAGTTTAGGATATAAAACTTTAGGTATAGGGCATTTATGCCAACCTCAAGACCCTGAATATTCTTGGGAAGTAGGAACTAAAGTATCTCAGGAAGTTGTTGATATGTATTATGAACAAGACTTTGAAAAACATTATCAAGAAACAATACATGTCTTTGGTAGCGAGGAAGACTTTGAAAACTTACCAGAACCTATACAAAGAGTGTTAGTTAATATGTGTTTTAACCTAGGAGGTACAAGACTTTCAAAGTTTCGTAACATGTTAAAAGCTTGTAAAGAACATAACTGGGATGAGATGGCTAGACAAATGGAAGATAGCCGTTGGTTTAGGCAAGTAGGTAGAAGAAGTAAAGAATTACAAGATATAGTATTAGGAGTATAAAATGAAAGGATTACTAAAAAATATAGTTGGAGCTGTTGCACCTACATTAGGAACTGCATTAGGTGGACCGATGGGAGGAATGGCAGCTAACATGATATCAGAAGTGTTAGGTGTTCCTAATACTCCAAAAGCTATAGAGAAAGGAATAGCAGAAGCTACACCTGAACAAATGTTAGAACTTAAAAAAGCTGAACAAGCTTTTGAAGTTCAGATGAAAGAGCTTGATGTTGATGTATTTAAATTAGAAGTATCTGATGGTCAAGATGCTAGAAGTAAATTTAGTAAAGACTGGACAGCTCGTATCATGGGTATAGCTGTAGTAGGTGGATTTATGGGTTATATTTTTCTTGTTACTTTACAACCACCAGAACAAAACTCTGAAGCTCTTATAAATTTAGTATTAGGTTATCTTGGTGGTTTAGCTAGTGCTGTTATTAGTTTTTACTTTGGAGCTTCCAACACAAAAGATAAATAAAAAGGAGATGAAATGTTATCAAAAGGGGAGATAAATAGAAAATTTTTTGGACCATTACTTATATTAAGTTTAATGGCAATGTCGTTTGCTGCAAGTGCAGATGACTGTGATGCTGGTACACAGTATTGTGAAGATAATAATTTAACTACCACTAATAATACGACTACTACAAATACTAACACCAATAATAATACTAATAATAATACAAATACTAATACAAATACTAATACGAATACTAATAATAATACAAATACAAATACTAATACTAACACTAATAATAATACATCAACTAACACAAATAACAATACTAATAATTCTACATCTACCAGTACTAATACCAATACTAACAACAATAATAATACTTCTACCTCTACCTCTACATCTACTGTAAACTCTACAGTAAATCAAAATGTAAACAATAATAGTAATTCTACTAGTAATAATACAAATACTAATAACAATACTAATGTTAATCAATCTACTTCAGATTCTAATGTTACTACTGATAATACTAATACCAATAATAATAATACAAAGTCTGATAATACTAATAGAAATATTAACGAGTCTAATTCAACACAAACAATAAGACAAGAAATAAAAAGTAAAGCACCTCCTGCTTCTGCTATAGCACCTAGTATTATGTCTTATTCACAAGACCTTTGTACTGTAGGTCGTTCTGGTGCTTATCAAGGACAAGTATTTGGTATCTCTACAGGTCGGACAGTTACTGATACTAATTGTGAACGCTTAAAACTTTCTAAGTATCTTTACGATACTGGTATGAAAGTAGCTTCAGTTTCAATATTATGTCAAGACCCTAGAGTATTTAAGGCTATGGAAATGGCAGGTACTCCTTGTCCTTATCAAGGTCAGATAGGTAAAGAAGCTGCTAAAGCTTGGTCAGAAAATAAATCTAAAAGACCTGATGCTAAAGAACAATTAAAACTTTTTATAGAAGAATGTACTTACGATAAAAATCCTAACAGAAATAATATAAATAAAGATGTAGTTGGGTTAGTAAAGAAAACCTATACAGCTAAAACTAAAACTAAAAGACAATGCAAAAAAGAATTTTATGCTACGCAGTAGCGTGTCTCTTAAGTCTTAATGTCTTTAGTCAATATATCTACGAAGGCAATCAGTCTTTAATAGACCTTACCAATCAATCAGGTACAACCAATCTAAACTCTGGAGACGACCAAGTTTCTAATGCTTTTAATCTAGGGTTTAACTTTGATTTTTATAATCAAACTTTTAGCTCTGCTAGAATGGCTACCAATGGTTGTCTACATTTTAAAACCTCTGGAGCTTACTGTAACGACTACACACCAGACCCTTTAGCAAATAAAGCATATACTTATACTATGCTACCTTTTTGGACTGACTTAATACGAGATAATGGTTCAAAGATGTTAGCTAAAAATTTTAATGATATGACAGTCTTTGGTTGGTATAATATGCGTGAGTATAATCGTGCATCTGATAACAGTTTTGAAGTTATACTTTGGACTAACAATACTTTTGAGTATAGGTATGGTGCATTAGATATAATTAATCACGATGTTTTAATTGGTGAAGTAGGTAGTGGTAGCTCTGAAATATATCAATATTTATTTCACGATGAATGTAATACAGGCTCTACTAACTCTAGTAGTTGTGTAAATACTAACTGGAACGACACATCATTTAATGATATGTTAGAGAATGGTGGTTCGTTATATGGTTCTGGTAGTGGTAATAATATTGATTGTAGTAATCCCCTAAACAATTCAAGCTGTTCTGGTTATGCAGCAGCTTATCAAACACAACAATGTGATATAGACCAGTTATACTCTGAGTCATGTCCTTACTATTGGGATGCTTATGATGACCTTCAATGTGATTTAGACCCACAGTATGCTCCATTCTGTCAAGGTTATAGCCAAGAAAATTCAGTAGCTTATTTTGAAGAAGAATTTGATTATGGTTATCAAGAAGAGTATGACATGTATGACACTTTTGAAGAACCTGAAATGTTTGAAGAGTTTGTATTTGACTTTGAGTATGATTTTTTTGAAGAGCCTGAGTTAATATTTACAGAAGAAATAATCTTTGAACAACTACAACCACTTGATGAATTTATAGAACCTCTTCCATTTATACGAGAAGAAGAAATATTTTTACCTATTGAAGATTTAATGATTGAGGAGTTTGTATTTCAAGAAACATTTATTGAAGAAATGGAGGAGTGGTTTGAGGAAGAAGCAATTATTGAAGAAGAACTTGCGTATGCAGAGGAGTCGGAGGAAGAACTTATTGAGGAACTTATTGAGGAAGAAGAAGAAGTTATAGAAGAAGAAATACAAGAAGATGAAGAATTAGTTATTGCTGAAGAAACATCTGAAGGTAAGAGTTCAATAAGTAGAGAAATGGCATTAAACATTATCTCTTCTACTTTAAATACAGCTCAGTCTAGTGTTAGTGGTACTACATCAGGAAACTCTATACACTCTACAGGTGGCACGACAGGAGCTTCTAGCGTATCATCATCTAATTCTGGTGGTGTAAGCATTAGTAATTCGCCTAGTATATCAGAACAATTTGCATCTTCTACTGCACAAAATAATCAAGTGTTAGCTATGAGTTCTAATATTACAAGCTCTACAAGTACAGAAGTTGAGACAGTTGAGACAACGAGTGTCGCAGTTGATACAACATCTACTCAAACTTTACAAAGTCAAATAGATGTATCAGTTTCTACAGATGCATCAGCTACAGAGACAGAACAAACTGTAGCCAATGTTATAGCTCAGAACTTACAAGATGCTCAAGATGATGTTGAAGCTAAACAAGAAGAGACAGGTGAGTATGGGTCAGAGAATACTATTATAGCTTATATGGGATTTGTACCTAACTTTAATAAATATAGATTAGTTACATTACCGGACCAAGATATATGGTATGAGTCTACAGATATCTACGCAAACAATATGCTGTCAGATAACATTGAAGGCTTTTACCAAATGGCAGGTCAGAGTTTAGAAACTTTGATTAAAATAAAAGAACTAGAACCAAAATTATAGGAGAACATTATGGATTGGTTACAAAATAAAACAACACAGTTTATTGCATTGATAGGTATTATTGGAACTCTGGCAGGGTTTGGATATCAAGGAGCAGAGTATGTTAATAGATTAGAAAATCTTGAAGCTGCTGTTGGTGGTATCGCAGATACCGAAGATGCTCAAAAAATAATTGAAGAAAGGTTTGCTAAGATAGAAACATCAGTTCAATTTTTAGAAAAAGAAATAGACAATATATCTATTCCTGATGTAACTGAAATTAAAACCGACATTGCTACAATTAAAGCAGACCTTGAAACTTTAACTAAAGATATATCTAGACTAGAAAGTGGTAATCCTTTAGCTGGTTAAATGAAAAAAGAAATAGAAAAGAAAATACTTCAAGCAGCTAATCTTTCTCCAAGTGAAGATTGGATAGAAAAAATTGTAGAAGTACACCCGATGAAACAAGTAACTATTATGTCTGTTGTGCAAGTTAGTGTATTTATGTTTATGTTACTATCTTTTCACATAATATCATCTTTATTTGGTTAAAAATAGATAAATCCTCTCAGAGGCATGGAGAAGCCCGTAGTTAAATAATAGGTCTTTTTGAAGCCAAGGTATTAACTACCTTCCAAATGTTTAAGCATGGGCTTTAGGTGTTGAAAATTTTTTTCAATCGGACATTATTCGTGCATTTAAATTATTTTCTAAATAATTATGTATGTTATCTAACTTTTGAGTGCATTCTCTTATGAGAGTATTTAATATTGAATAATCTTCTTCACTAAAATAAGGTTTTAGTTTTTTTATATCTGTTGATATTCTTTCTGTAACTAATTTACCTGACCTGTCATATAATAAAGTATATTGTAATAATTTTGCTTCTTGTTTCATATTAAAAATTCCAGTAATAAATTTTTGATTAAAAGAAAAAGACCAACAGCATTTAGAATAATTAATGCTCTATCTTTCCAAATCAACCCAACCCATAACCAACCAGCTACTCCAAGTATAGATAGAATTAAATCTATAAATTGTAATCCTTCTATACCTCTTATAGACATAGCACATACAATAATAGAACTTGAAATCCATTTTACATACCATGATATATCTCCTTTAGGAGTTGCTGATTTAAAAATTCTTTTTGAATTAATAATTTCTTTTGGGTCAAACTTTGGTTTATTCATTTAAATCACTAAATGTTATATTGTCTTGTCTTCCTCTTAGTCCTGCTTTCATGTATGTTGTTGCTCTACCTTCAAAAAAGTTTTGATGCTCAACACCCATGACTTCATCAATCCAACCAAGTGGATTTTCTCTTTGGTCATAATTAGTTTTAAGACCAAGTTGTAGTAGTCTTCTATCGGCTATATATCTATTGTAAGCATACATATCTTTCTTAGTTAGTCCTTGTAAGTCTCCCATTTCAAACACTAAATCTAAAAATTTATCTTCAAGTGTAACCATTTGTCTACAAATTTCATATAGTTCTTTCTTAAAATCATCTGTCCATATTTCTATGTTTTCTTTGATAAATTCTCTAAATAGTTTAGTCATAGCTTCTACATGCATAGACTCATCACGAATAGAATAGGTTACTATTTGACCCATACCTTTCATGCGACCAAACCTAGGGAAGTTTAACAAGATTGCAAAGCTACTAAAGAGTTGTAGTCCTTCTGTAAAGGCTGAATAAACTGCTAAAGTTTTAGCAATAGTTTCTTTCTTAGCTTTACTAGGTTTAAAGTTACCAACATAGTCATGCTTGTCTGCCATTTCTTCATAGTCAGCAAATGCTTTGTATTCTATTTCAGGCATACCTACTGTATCAAGTAGTAAGCTGTAGGCATGTTGATGTATTGATTCCATGTTAGCAAAAGATGACATCATCATTCTTGCTTCTGGCTTTTTAAATATAGGCATATACTTATCTATATATCCTGATGCTACATCTACATCTGATTGAGTAAACAATCTAAATATTTGTGTAAGTAAATTCTTTTCTTTATCTGAAAGTTCTTGCCAGTCTTTTACATCTGTATGTAATGGTACAGACTCTGGCATCCAATGCATTTGATTTTGTAATACATAGTAATCAAACATCCATGGATATTCAAATGGTTTATAATAATCTCTATTGCCCAGTAAGCTCATGTCTACTCTCCCTTAATCCTTTTAAATATTCTGTTGCTTCTATATATTCTTCAAATAATTTAGCTACTGTATCTACAGTATTAGGATGGTCAGCCACCCCAACTCCTTCTAAACAATACATTTGAAGATTACATAAAGCTTCTTGTTGTTTTGCTTTATATCTATTATACAAAGCATCATATATAATTTCTACTTTCATTTTATCCCTCACAGGCTATGCATTCCACATCATCTAACTTGATTCTTGGAACTTTAATGTTTACATTTTCTACATTTCTAGCTGCGTTAGACCTAAAATAGTAGAGTGATTTTAATTTATTCATACCATACCAATGCACATCATTGACGTACTGCATGTATTCATCATGTTTGTCTTGGTCTTCAGTTGCTTTTGGTAAAGTAAAGAATAAGTTTACGGATTGTGCTTGACATATAAATTGTTGTCTTTGATATGCATGTTCCACTACCCATATTTGATTTATTTCATTTGCTGTTTTAAATATTTCTTTTTCATTATCAGTAAGTATGTCTAAGTGTTGTACTGAACCATCTTTACCTGCTATATCTTTCCAAATATTTTCTAGCTCTTTAACTTTTAAACCTTTAGACTTTAAAATCTTTTCAAGAAATTTGTTTTTAACTTGATAGCTCCCTGATAAAGTTTTGTGGGTATAGCAATTAGCCCTATAAGGCTCAATACTAGGGGAAGTGCCACTACATATAATGCCACTACTAGCATTAGGAGCAACAGCAAGGAGATTAGCATTTCGCTTACCCGAACCATGGATATCAGGAGCTTCGCCCCTTTCTTTAGCCAACTCTTTACTTGCTGCCAAAGCTCTTGATTTAATAAAAGTAAATGCTTTATGATTAAAACCAGTTGCGAATATCCCTTCAAAAGGTATTCCCCTAGATTGTAGATAAGCATGAAAACCCATCGCACCCAACCCGAGACTCCTCTCTCTATACGCCGAATACGCAGATTTAGTATATCCTTCTTTACCTTCTCTAACATATTTTTGAAAGCGTTTAAAATTTGCATTATATCCTCCCAGTTGTGATGTATCTATTGCATTTTCTATGTAATGTTCTATAACATTATCTAGCATTGTTATTAAATCTGATATGAAGTTATCTTCTTTTGACCAGTCATCAAAGTGTTCTAAGTTTACAGAAGACAAGCAACATACTGCTGTTCTTTCTTCATCAGTAGGTAAAGTTATTTCAGAACATAAGTTGCTTTGTCTAATCTTTAAACCTAAATCTTTTTGTTCTCTTGATAAATATTTATTACAGGTATCTATGTTTATCATATATGGTTCGCCTGTCTCAGCTCTAGCATGAATAATCTGCCACCATAAATCTCTAGCGTTAATAATCTTAACAGCCTCTTGAGTTTTAGGGTCAATCAATCTCCAGTCTTCATCATTTTTTACTGCATCCAAAAAAGCATTAGTTATATTAATACCATTGTGTAGGTTTAAACACTTTCTGTTTATGTCTCCACCAGATTCTTTACGCATGTTTATAAATTCTTCTATCTCCGGATGGCTTATATCCATGTATGCTGCATAAGAACCTCTTCTAGTTGTGCCTTGATTAAAGGCTAACATTTGAGAATCTACAACATGCATGAATGGAATTGAACCAGTAGAACGACTGCCATGAGCAGTAGAAATACCGTTGCTCCTAATATCGCCCCAATATCCACCAATGCCTCCACCTGAACTTGCCAACCAAATGTTCTCATCGTAGTGATTAGATAAACCATGGCGACTGTCAGGAACATAATTAAGGAAACAAGAGATAGGTAGCCCACGACTGGTTCCCCCGTTACTAAGTATAGGAGTGCTAAACATGAACCAACGAGAGGAACTGTAGTTGTAAAGTCTTTGAGCCAGTTCAAAATCTGTCTCCCCTTTGTAAGTAGCCCCGAAGACTGAGGCTCTTGCGAATGCTTCTTGTGCATGTGTTTCTCCTTCCCAGAAATATCTATCTCTGAGTGTATCTAGACTAAATTTATCAAACTCTTTTTCTTTATCGTAGTCTATTTCAATTCCTAAGTAAGGCTTAGTTCCTATTTTATCATCAACCATTATTTATTCTCCAAGTCATGTATGTTTAACATAATAATACCATAGTGTAACATTTTTAATAAATCTTTTTTATTCTTTCCTTCTTTGTTTCCATATCTTTTTGCATACTTCATAATGTTTCCAATACAAAAACCTTCTCCATGTCCTGCATCTACAATTACATCTGTTGCTTGATACTTATCCGAAGCATAATGTTGTCCATATGTGTTATATATATATTTTTTTAATTCTACTAATAATTTATCTTCATTAAATTTATATTTCATTTCCATTCCTCTGGTAAGTTATCTTCATTATACCATACAAAATTGTTTTTGTCAGCCCATTCTGCATGACTTCTTTTAGTTCCGTCCTTTCTTCTTTTAGCTTGTGGCATAGGAGAATGTGGACTAGAAAATAAAAACACTAACTCAAATTCTCCTACTGCTTCTTTTAAAGCCTCTCTTATCCAAATATATTTACTGTATTCAGCGTAATCCCAGAACCTACCTTTAGCTTCTAGTAATATTGTTTGTCCATTAATAACTTTTGTAAAGTCTGGTTCATATGTATGTTCAACAACATAATCTATTTTTTCATTATGATGTTCCCAATCTTTTAAAACTGTAGTGTGTAGTTTATGTTCCCATTTAGAATCATATCCTTTAGGTACATTTTTTTCTTTTGGTCTTATTATCCTTGGCTTTCTATATCCTGCCATGTAATATCCTTTAATTTTTTATTAGACTTTTTAATTTTTTGTGCAAACCATCTAGGTGTGTACGCAGAAAGCATAACTTTTTTATTCATATAAACATGTGTTTGCTCTGGTAAATATTTTTTAATATTATTTACAGACACTTTTTCTTTTTCTTCATCTACTAACATAGTCTTTAACCAGTCAACAACTAAATGATTTGCTTTCTTTCTTATTTGTTTTGATTTTTTTCCGTTCATAATACTGTTGAGTCATAATTTTTAACAAGCTTCCAATAATTTAGTAAGCTGTTAAACATTTCTTTGTGTTTATAATGTGTGTCTTTATCCCATATATGAGTTAAAACTAATTCTGTATCTGCTCTGTCAACAAATATAGATATTCTTTCAGGTTCTTCTATGTTACAACCTTGGGCATAAGCTGATAGTTGCATTCCATGTTCATCATATACTAATTTACTAGAGTCTTTTCCTTTTAAGTTGTCTTTAGTTTTAAAGTCTATAAATATACCAGACTTAGAATACAAATCTATCTTACCACCATAACCCTCGTTAGCACAGAAAGAATCTTCTGCTATCCATTCTTCGTTAGGATAGTTTGCATCTAACCAAGACCTAATAACTTTGTAAGGTTTTGTTTTAGCTCCACCCAGAAATCCTTTTTCTATTTGTGCATGAATTTTTGTACCTTGTTTAGCAGCATTCATTCCTACTTCTTTACCTGCATACTTACATTTGTTTACATACTCTGGGTCATCTTGATTTACATTTAAAGATGCCTCTAAAGCTTGTGTAATCTTCCAGTTTTCTAGTGAAGGTTTAGCTGCTATGCCTATAATAGTAGTAACAGAGGGAACAAATCCTTCTTTCTTAGCATCACGAAGAGTAGTGTTTCTTTCTTTACCATTAGCACCAACAATAGTATACATAGGTTTACCCTCATGGTCATACCAATGTCCTGCTTCTGATTTATAATCTTTACTCTGTGTCATTATCTAAGTCCTCAAATGTTTTGTATACATCAGATGTAAATAGTTTTTGTATATTTACTAACCACATTCTACTTGCGTTATGGTCTCCACCACTTACAGATTTTTTAAAGTCTAACTTTTCTATAAGCTGTTTAAGTTTTGGAACATCAAATATAAATGTGCAAAATATATCATCGCCAATACAAAGATTGTGAAACCAATAATCTGCTTCTGTTACTGCTATACCAGAAGGTTTACCATATGATTGATATTCAATACATATGTTACCTGTTTTCATCCACATACCTCTTTCAGATTTTACTTCTATTTTTTTATCTGTAAGCATATCTGCTATTTTATCTTCTCTTATTTGACCATACTGTAAATCAAGGTCAAACTTTTTCATATCTTTTTTAATGGGTTTCATACCAACTGTCTCCTATTTTGTATTCGCCATCTAAAGGACAACGCATTTTATAATATTCACTTGCATCTTTTATAGCTTGAACTCCTGCTCTACCTACATAATCTGCTTGTGATTCCTTCACTTCTATTTGCCATTCATCGTGTATATTGGCTACTATTTTAGCATCAATAGTATTTAATTTCAAATCTAAATTTAATAAAGTTAATGCTTTTTTCATTACGATAGCACCACCACCTTGTAATAAACTATTAAGTGCAGCGTGTCTATGTCTAATTAATATCTTTCTTCCGTCTAAACCTTTTAAGTATTTCTTTTCCGAAGCTCTATCAACTCGTTGTTTAAGAGTTCTAAGTGTTGGTAGACTAGCAAGAAAGCGTTCTCGCAGTTGTTTACCTGCATCCCTGCTTCCCTTAATGATTCTTCCAATCTTTTCATCTCCAGCTCCGTAAACGAGTGCATAGATGAAAGTTTTCGCCTCATCTCTTGATTTAAGTCCAGCAAATCTTTGGTTAGCTGTATGAATGTCTCCGTTAATAATTTCATTTATGTATTCCTCGTCAGCCATATAGTGTGCTAACATTCTTAATTCTAATCCACTTGCATCTATACCTACAAGTTTATAACCTTCTGGTACTGACCAACAAGACCTACATTCTTTACCATAAGGACTATAAACTGCAGGTACTTGTGCCATGTTAGGGCTTCTATGAGCCATTCTACCAGTAATAGCTCCAGTACATATGACTGACCCATGAACTCTATTGTCTTGTTTATCTACAGCATCTATCCAAGAATGAACTTGTGCTAATCTTTTTTGATACAACAAAAAGTCTGCTATAAGTTGAGCTTCTTTAATGTGTGTAATCTTTTTGAGTGTAGTCTCATCTACAATGGCTTGACCAGTTGGAGTAAACTTATTTGGTTTCCAACCTAACTCTTGTAGTCTTTGACCTATCTGCTTTCTTGAACCTAAATTAAACTCTTGAAGAGTCTTTCTCATGAAAGGTTTTTGTTCAAGCGTACCCTCTATTATATCATTGTACTCTTGTTCTGTCAATCCCTGTTTAGAAAGTTGTCCATCTTTTTTTAGTTTAGGTGTAATTAATTTGTCATCTATCCAGATAGGTTTAAATGTTTCGTGTACTTTATCTTCTGTTTCTTTTAATTTAGAACTTAAAACAGAAGTAAGCATCATAGCTTTTTCATCATCAAATAAAAATCCATTTCTTTTTTGTTCTTCTAAAAGATATGTAACTTCATGTTCTAAATTTATTGATTCTTTTGAAAATCCAATAGATTCTTTTTTCAAATAATTAAATAATTTATTATTTATTACAACATCTTGTTCGCAATAATCTAACATTTCTTTAGTAAAACAAGTCCATTCTGGAGAATCTTTTTTAGGTAAACCTAATTTATATCCCCACTTAGCTATACTATGACCACCTTCTCTTGTAGGATTAAATAATCTGGAAAGAACTAAAGTGTCTACAACTTTATCTGCATCATATAAATCTATACCTTTTAATTTTTTAATTACTGGTATGTCATATCCTATGATATTGTGTCCTATAATTTTATCTGCTTCCTGCAAAAGTTTTATACCTTCATCTAAAGTATCTTCGTAATATCTATAAACATCTCCTGTTTCATCTACTGCTACTAGACACCAAATGACTGTAGGATTTAACCCATCTGTTTCTATATCAAATACTAATTCCATCTTCCTCTACCTCAAATTCTGTCATGTCTTCTTCTGCTAATCTACCTGTGTCTTTATCATATACTAATGAACTTGCCATGCCTACATCTCCTGTGTATCTTGATTTCAATACACGAAGCTTTGTTGTTCTTGCTTCAAGTTCATCATCTGATTGTTGATTTCTTTCTAATGCTATCACACAATCACTTAATTGTCCAATACTATTTGACCCACGAAGATGTGATAAAGAAACTTCTACACCATTTTCATGTCCTTTGTTTCCGTCAACTCTGCGTAAGTGTGATACTAATATTAATCCTGCTCCTGTTTCTTCAACTAAACTACGAAGCCTAGTCATGATAGAGTCTATAGCTCTTCTTTCATCGCCTTCATGCACAGCACTAACAAGCATATGTAAATGGTCTACCACAACCCACTTACAATCACAACCAACTATAAGATATCTAAGCTTTGCAAAGATGTCATCTATCTCGTTAGTGCCAAAGTGTGCATGAATGAAAACTCTATCCTCTTCAAATACTTTATCAAACATTTGCATGATAGTATCTCTATCAAACTTTTCTCTTTCTTGGTCAATGTATAATCTTGCATTAGCTTCAATAGAAAGTATACCATCAACTGTTCTTTTCCAATCTTCTTCCAATGCAATCACACCTACATTATCTTCTGTCTGATTAATAAGCCAATGCTCTAGCTCTCTAGTTACACTAGACTTACCAAGACCTGTGCCACCTGTTAAGGTAACAAGCTCTCCTTGTCGTAAGCCATAAAGCTTTTTGTTTAATCCTTCCCAAGGAAAAGGTATGCTTTCTTTTTTCTTTCTGTTTAAATAAGAATCTTTCTTATCAGAAACTTGTATGATACCACTAGGAGTATATACCTTTGCATCCCACCATGCTCTTGTAAACTCTTGATGCTTACCTTGTTTGAGCATATCGTTTGCATCTTTGTAACCATTTGGTAGTGTTACAATCTTTGCTTTTCCGGGTTTTAAAATTGTTGCTACTTTTTGT